TCATTATCACTTGTAACATCATGCTCGACTTGCTCTATCCAATTATCAAGTTGTGCTATTGTAGATTTTGCTAACAATAAGTGAAATGGAAAGTCTGCATAATTCTTACATTCTGCTAAGAAGTATGGAAACTTCTGTGGCGGAACAATATCACCTCTTGCTAATTTAATTTGTTCTTCCGAAAGAGTATCTTTTCTATATTCATTCTTTCCACCTACATAAGCTCCACTATTAGGTACTCTTATAAATGATTCATTATATAACTCTGATAAAAAATTACAAACATCCCTCTCCCAACTCTTTCCTTTTGTCTTGGATTTACTTGTCATAAATGAAAACCATCCTCATCCATATCGTATTCATCTTCCTCATCAACATCTCTAGCATAAACAGGGGCTGCACAAAAAGGACAAAATCTCGGAATCATATCAGGTGATTCACATTCCATAGCAAATGAATGTCCACACTCAGCACAGCCAAATCTTCTTATTATTTCATCTTCATCTAAATCCATATTAACTCCTATTTAATATCTACGATTTCACACTTATCACCGCTGCAGGCATACTCTTGTGAACCTCTAGTATTGTCCTCTATTTCGTATTTAGACAACTCATTCCAATCAATATCTTGAGGCATAGTGTCCATCATTTGTAGATATTGATTTTCTGAACATTCCTGATAAGGAGCTTGTTTGTAAGAATGATCTGAATAAGGTAAAAAAGAGATTCCAGAAATCATATCAAAGTTTTTGAATACCCACGCACCAACCTCAATCCACTCCTCTTCCTTGACGGTTATGGTAACAGAAGGTTTGTGTTCGCACCAATGTTCCTGATATAATTTCCAGAACTCTAATTGTTGAATAGCTGTTTTATCATTTCGACAAATTGCATTTTCAGATGTTTTAATCGGAAAAGAAAATACCCATGTATGCTCTGGTTTAGTAACATCTGATTCATGTGGAATACCTTTCTCTACTAGAAATTGACACAATGGGTCTTTCTTATCACCTCTTACAGTTCTAATATAAAATGGTGAATGTCTTGCATGAATACCAGAAGCTGCATCAACTAATTGTGAAACTGTACCAGATGGCTTAACACAAGTAATAGCTGCAGATGGTTGAATACCTATTTGTTTTGCAACTTTCTTATTTGTTTCAACTGCAACCTCTTTAAGTTTTGTTAATAAAGCAGGTAGTTGGTCTTGTATTGCTTGAACTTCTTTAGTATCATCATAAGAACCATTAGTGTACTGGTTATCCATAATACCAGTTAATGATACACCCAACAAAGCTTCATCATCACAATTTGTTTTCCACTCTTTTGACAAGTAACGAAAATTAGTTAATGTTGCTTGCCATGTTCCAAGTATAGTTGCAAGACGAACCTTAGCTGATAATGTCTCTGGTGTATCCTCTGGTCTAACAACAACCTCTGTTAAATTACAAAACTCTTTATCCCTCAATATAATTTCGGAACAAGGGTTAGTACCAAAACTATGATTAGAATCTCTACGATCACCAAGTTTCTCGACTTGTTTTTTTGCAGCCACTCTATTAAATATTCCACGTTCACCTGACTTGGATGCAATCAATGACATCCACTCTTTTAAAAAAATACCTACATCTGGTTTTTCTGTATATGCTACAGAGTTATTAGATAAGGCACGTTGAGTATTATCCAACCACCATTGTCCTGTTTTAGCGTTTCTCATTCTTTCATCTGTAAGATTAGATAGAGAAATCAATGCAGACCTACGGACACCACCAACCACAACTATCTCTGCAATCTTGCACATAATATCATGGCACTCAATAGATGATAATTTTCTACCTCTTGCATTTTGAAAAATCTCTACTGTAAAACGAAACAAATTATCCAATGGTTCTTGTCCAGACGAACGCCCACCAAATGTTTTCAGACGTTCTCCAGCTGGTCTTACTTTTGACATATCCCATTTAGCAATCTGTCCAGCATATAACATCTGTATCAATTCTTTATATGCTTTAGCCCAACCAATCTTTGAGTCAGCTACAACTATAGTGGTATCTGTATCAAATAACTCATCGGGTACTTCTGGTAATTTCTCAACTTCCCTTCGTTCTACTGAAAATCCAACACCAGTTCCACACATGAGAATAAATAAACATTCATCAAATGCTCTGGTTTTATTTACTGCAAGATAAGCACAATTATATCCTGCTACATTATCTCTTTCCAATGCTTCACCAGCTGTCATCAATGACCTCATTGATGGCATGATTTCCATATTTAATACTGCTTGTTCTAATTCTTTTCGTTGACTTTTAATTCCTTTATGACTTTCCAAATGTTTCTCAAAAAAATCAAAATATCTTTTAACTGTTTCTTCCCATGTTTCTCTTCGATTTTCATTTTCAAGCCATCGGGCATAACGACTTTTGTGTATAAATTGCTGGTATATATCCATTTACTTTAATTTCTCCTTTAATTCTTTCCATTCACGTTTACCTAACCCAAATTCCAAATCTTCTGACTTACTAAGCATATCTACATAACTTGACAATGAATTACAATATCCATCATAGCCACTATACGTTTGTATCTCTGCATATGTATTAAACATATGTTTTAACACATTCATTTCCATTCTACTAAATGAAGTGTTATATAAACTATAATCTTCAAATGCTTCAACTGCAATGGGAAAGTGTGGCTTAACTAATTCATACATTGCCTTTGCATAATCTTGTATTTCCTGTTGTGCATGACTATCCATTCGCAACCTACAAAAATGAAAAAAGTTGTGCAAGTCTATTTTCCAGTAACACTCCGTATAGTTTGATACTGGTAAAACTATTCTTGACAACTCTCTTGATAAACCACCATGACCTAAAGTTTTATTACCAACTAACAATCCATAACAGATTGTAGCTTTATTGGTAATATCTTTTATCATGGTTTTATATTTATTTTTCCATCCTTCAGAAAGTTCTCCCCCTCTGCCTTGTTTGTTAATTTGTGATTGAGGTTGAAGATACTCTACTTCTGGAATATAACAATCATCTGACATTACAGAATACCTGCCTGAATACTCATTAATTTTTGCTGTTCGGTGTCTCACAAGTTGTCTCATAACAAAAATAGGAAGTTTCAAATGAAACTTTACTGAAGCCATTTCAAGTGGGCTAGTGTGTTTGTGTCTCACCAAGTAACGGATCAAATTACGATTATCGGATACTGCCCGAGTTCCTTTTCCATAAGAAACCCGAGCTGCATCAGCAATATCTCCGTCACTACCCATTATATCAACTAGTCTAACAAACCCATGTTGATGTACCTTTGTCTCCTGTATCTCCATGATCTACGTCCTCTCCAAATAACGCTATCTTAATATCTTTGTATGTTTTTCTTCTTTCTATTAGTAAGGGATTGTGTGTATCTTTATAATACTCTATCATTTCATCCAAATACTCTTTTACTTCCAAGCAATCTTCTGCTGGTGTTCGATTCAACATGACAGCCTCCTAACATTTTCTCCATTGAGAAAGTATGAACTCTGCTTGTAAACCAGAATATGTATTAGTATCTATAACACTTTTAATCTCTTTCGCGGTCATTCCATTTAGAATCATGTCATTGATATCTTTTCCATTTACACCTTCCGGCCATATACAAACACTATAACCATTAGTAATAAATTTCTGTAACGAATGTACAATCTCCTTATTTCTTTTTTCATTATCAAGCACTATAATAGTATCAAAATCAAAAACATTGAACTTAACTCCTGCCATTGCCATGCAATTAGGTAAGAATAAACTATCTAGTGGCCCTTCCACACAATATTTTTTATGTCTGTTATTTATCCTTTCCTGACCATATATTAAGTCATCAACTCCTTCCAATTTAATTGTAATATACTTACATAAATCTTTTGGATCAAAAGACCTTCCTTGAAAGCCAATAATATCATTATTACCGTCAAAGAAGGGTATAACAAGTCTAGGGGTATCACCTTTAAGAGTTGGAAATTTATTTGGTACAACTCTATTAGTCCACTTCCTAAACTCTGTACAAAAGTACAGCTTGCCGAAATATTTCTCTGGTATTAATCTTTCCGATAAGTATTGTCTTGCTGGGTGATCTTCTTTAAGAGAACTGATTTTTTCAAGTCCATTAAGAACATCATTAAACTTTGGAACGAAACTAAACTTAGAAAG